CTTCGAGAAGAACATGATCACGATCCGCGCAGAAGAGCGTCTGGCGCTGGTCGTGTAGCGGCCGGCGGCCTTCATCACCGGCAACTTGCCGTAAGGCCCGAGTCATTCGACAGCGCCGCGCGATTCCCAGCGCGGCGCTGCATCATCAATTCTAAAAATGGAGAACGACTATGGCCGCCGAAGTAAAACCCATCCTCTCTGGCGAAACAAAGCCGGACCGCCTTCTGAATGTTGGCGGCGGCGCCGAAAACAAGCGCGACACATCCGGCGATCAGCCGGTGACCGTCAAGGCTCTCAAGACTTTCCACAAAGAGCCTGACATGAAGGGCGATATGGTTGGACCGGACTCGCCTCCTTTCGAAGTTCCGCGTCACCGCGCCGCGCAACTCCGGGCCAACGGCCTGATCGAATACGCCAATGAAAGCGACGGTCATGATATCCACGGCAAAACGGACGCCGCGCGGATCGATGAGAAGGTCCGGCTGCAGTCAGAACTGTCGAAGATTCCGGAGAACAGCAAGACCACACCGCTGCGCAATCCGGAAATCAAACTGGCCGAAATTAAGGACGATGGCCAGTCCGGCAAGCGCAAGTAACGCGTCGCAAGAATCCCGCATCCAAAAATCTGGAGACACCAATGAAGAACCTTCTTTTGGGGCTTGTCGCCCTGATCTTGCTTGCGGGGAATGCGGTAGCGCAACTTGCACCTCCTCCGCTTCGTCCAAACTCGCTAGCGATCGACAGCGGCACCAAGACGGCAACCGCTACGGCGGGTGCCGCAACACTATCCAAGGGCTCCGGGGTTATCACCTCAGAAGCCCTCACCACGGCCGCGGGCGCGACGTACACGCTCACGCTGACGAACACGGCCATCGCTGCGGCGGACATGGTGTTCGCATCGGTGGCGAACGGGACCGCTACGACGGGAACGCCAGTTGTGGCGACGGTGAAGCCTGCGGCAGGGTCGGTTGTCATCATCATTCAGAACATCCACGCCAGCGCTGCAGTCAATGGTACGCTGAAGATCGCGTTCGCAGTTCTGAAGCCCTGACGAATGCCGCTGCTTCTGGTCACTCCGCCAACAGTCGAGCCGCTGTCCGTCGCCGACGTGCGGGACCGGCTCGGCTATGGAACGGATGTCAGCGACACGCTGATAACGGCGCTGATCAAGTCGGCGCGGCAAAAATTGGAGAAGCAGTACGGCGTTGCGATGATCAACCAGACGTGGAGTTTGGTGCTGGATCGTTTTCCGGGATGTTGGGCAAATCCACGGCCGCAAGAGACTGGATTTTATCCGGTGGGTTATTACGACTCGCGATCCTATCCTAACTACGGAAACCGGCTCAATAGTTTTGAGATACCGATCAACCTTACGCCACTACTCGCGAATGCAATCCAGTCCGTCACGTACCTCGATGCCGATGGCACGTCGCAAACGTTTGGCTCATCGAATTACGCGCTTGTTCGCGGCGATCTTCGCTCCAATCTGGTTTTAACCAACCAGTCGTCATGGCCGACTACCGCCTATGTTGCAGGAGCGATCGATATTCGATTCATTGCAGGTTTTGGTGCGACTGCGGCGGATGTCCCTGAAACACTAAAGTCCGCTATGACGCTTTTGATAGCGCACTTACGGGCGCTCACGGCGCAGAATTTATTTATCAGTCTCGAAAGCGAAGAGGGTGTAGGCGAAACCCGCTACATCGTTGGAACGGGTTCAACGGACGTGATTGACGCTGCGGTCTCTTCGTTGATGCAGGACTACGTGAGGGTGTCACTTTGACGCGCGCCGCTACCCTGCTTGGTCAATATCAAAGGAAGATCGCCAAGTCCGGCCAATGGATCGCCATCCGCCGCTACGGCTCCGGTTCCCCGCGGCCATGGGTTGATACGTTAACGAGAGCATATGTGCGGTACTACTCATCGAAAGAACTGACCGGGCTGATCGTTCAGGGTGACGTATCGGCCATTGCCTTAGTGGATACGCTGAGCGGAATTTTGCCTGTGACGACGAACGACAAGCTTGTGACCGGGTTTGCGGGTTTTGATGCTCCCGGCACCACGCCAACACTGACCGGCGGTCATGTATCGGGCGGGAAAGAAACAGCGATCAAGAATCCAATGAAGCGAACGCCAAGCGGGACGTTGATCGCCCTTGAGATACATGCGAGCGGCTAGGTATGGCCGGCGTCGAAGCTATCGACAAAGACATTGCGCTGATCTTCTCGCAGGATTTGTCACCAGAAGCGATGAGCCGGCAGTTTGCCGAATTCGCTCAGGAGACGTTCGACGAAGCAGACGCGATCAACGAGAGCATTCTTGGCCGCAAGCCATCAAGTCAAACATTCGTGGACGGGCGTGAAGGCGCTCCGCTCTCGTCGGTAAAACCAACCGGCCGCATCGTCCGCGAATATCAGCTTGTGCCCGATGCGTTGTCGGAGATCAGAGAAATGCTCCGCGCTATCTCGCCAAGGGTCACAGGTCGATATCAGGCAAGCCACACGCTGTTCGCGGATGGTGTTGAAATTCCGGAAGGATCGCCGATCCCGATTGCCGAAAGGTATGTGTTCGCCAGCACGGTCCCTTACGCGCGAAAGCTGGAACGACTGTATCAGGTGTACGCCAACATTGCGCGAGAGGCTTCCGGTCGGTTCGGAAACACGGCGAGGATCACGGTCGGCTTTGAATCGGTTCGCGGTGGCGATGTTCTTTCGTGGGCTCGCTCTACTCGCATGAGCCATCGGCGCCGCAGCAACAAAGAGGACTGGTTCACGCGCCAGCCAGCAATCATCGTGACGGTGAGATAGATGGCGTCAGGGGCGGTCTCGTCGGCGATTGAGGGGCATCTGATCGCCAATTGGAAGGCGACTCTTCTTGTTCTCGAAAACAAATCTACTGCAGAAAACGGAACGGCGCTGCCGCCGGATACGCCCGCACCAATGGTGCAGGTTAGTTTTACCGGCAAAACATACGAGCAGGTTTCCATTGGCGCGTCGACGCAAGCGGCCAATCGCTGGGACGAAGAAGGGGTTTTGTTTCTCGATGTGCTTGTTCCAATCGACACGGGGTCAACCGACGCGAGGAATTATGCCAAGGCCCTCTGCGATCTATTTCGCGGACTAACGCTGTTGAGCGGAAATCTTGAGTTTCTGACCGCGACGATCGGTGAGGGCACCAAGTCGGACAAGTACAACGGAAGTTATTTTCTTATTTCCGTCGATATCGATTGGCGGCGGGTTGAAGCCTAACGGAGAGAAGCGATGAGCGACAAAGTCTTGAAGGCGTTCAACACCGTGAACCGCCGGCTAAAGGTTAATGATCCCGTAGATGCGAGTGATGATCTGTCGCCGCACAGTTTCGAAGATCTGAAATCTCGCGGCTTCATTGGATCAAGCGAGCCGGAATTTGAGCCATGGCTTGCACCTGGCGTCGTCGCGATGACTGACGAGTAACCACAAGCCATCCTTACAACGCCTTAAAAGGAGAATACAGATGGGTACCGCAAATCGCGTACAACTCGCCGCCGTGCGCGAGAGCACCCTTGGGACCACGCCGAACACGCCCCGCATGCGGGGTGCCCGCTTCACTGGGGAGTCGCTGCAGTTCAATCAGACGTTCGTCGATTCGAATGAAATTCGAGCGGATCGGATGCTTGCTGACCCCATCAAGACGATGGCCATGTCACAGGGCGCGATCAATATCGAGCTGAACTATCCGGTCGATAACTCGCCCGAATCCGACATGCTTCGTTCGGCGATGTACAACACCTGGAACAATGCGCCGGCCTTCGACAACGACGGTACGGCGGACAGCGTCATCACTGACGCTGGCACGACCGCGAACACCTATGTCGTGGCGTCAGGTGGCGCTGCGGTGAAGCTAGGGCACATGGTCCGAGCGACCGGCTTTACCAATACGGCGAATAACAAGGCGTCCGGCTTCCGTGTCGCCAGTTCATCGGGAACGACCATTGTCGGCACGGGACTTTCGCTCACGGCCGAAACAGCGCCTCCCGGAACGGCGCGCCTCAAGGTCATCGGGTTTCAGGGCGCGGCCGGTGACATCACTGCGGCGGCTGGCGGGCTCGCCTCCACGGCGCTCGATTTCACCACGCTCGGTCTTTCGCCTGGCATGTGGTTGAAGATCGACTCGACCACGACGATCAATGGCTTTGCCACGGCGGCCAACAACGACTGGATTCGTATCTCTGGGGCGATCACTGCGACATCGATCCCATGCGACAACCTTCCTTCGGGGTGGAGTGTCGATGCCGGCGCCGCCAAGACGATCACGGTCTACTTCGGCGACTACATCCAGAACGGCACCACGCAGACTTCGCTCTCGATCGAGCGTGGATTCCTAGATCAATCGGTCCCGACCTACATCGTCAATACCGGCATGGTGGTGAATGAATACGACATCACCATCACGTCGAAGCAGGTCATCACTGGCACGGTGAACTTCCTCGGCATGGGCGGCTCTCAGAGCACGGTTGCGCTTGACGCGTCAATCGATGCGAACAATACGGGCGCGTCGATGGCGGCGAATGCCAACGTTGGCCGGGTGGCGGAAGCCGGGTCAACTCTGACCTCTCCCAATTGGGCAAAATCGCTCAAATTCAAAATAGCGAACAATAATCGCCAACTTGAGGCCGTCGATTCCACTTCGCCAGTCGGCATCAACTCCGGCGAGTGTACGATCACCGGAACCGTGGAGACTTACTTCGGAAACAACGCGCTGCTGACGAAGTTCTACGCCGGCACCACGACCGCGATCAACTCGCGAGTCACGAAGAATAGCCAGGCTTTGATCTGGCAATTTCCGCGCGTGACCTATAAGGGCAACGGCAATCCGCAGGCGACCGGCAAGAACACCGATGTCATGGCGAGTTTCGATTTCTCTGCGACCTATGATTCGGTGCTGACCTTGAAGCAGGTCCAATTGGACCGCGTCGAGTATTTCAACTAAGGAGTTCCCTGTTTTCTAAAAGTCTCCGCGCCAAATTCGTTTGGTGGCGATGGGTTTGGTGGCCCGGCGCGAGGACTTCACTTCACCTGACGCAAAGGCGTCACTTCCCTCCCAAACAGAGCCACCAACATGAAAATCAAATCGGCCAAAGTCGACAATTCCGCCATTCAGTCGCTCGACGGTGTGTGGCAAGGTGATCTTCCAGAGCTCGGAGACATCTCGGTTCTGGTCCGCGGACTCAACAACAAACAATACCGCCTCCTGTTCGAAGCGAAGGTCCGCGCCTTGCCGCCCAGCAAGCGCAAGAATGGCGCCGTCGATCCGTTGGAGCGCGACCGCATCACCGGGGAGGCGATGCTGGAGCACGTCCTTCTCGACTGGAAAAACGTCGAAGGCGACGATAGCGCACTGATCCCCTACAGCAAAGATCAGGCAAAAACCTTCCTCACCGATCCCGACTATCAGAAATTCCGCGACGGCGTTTTCGTTGCAGCCTCCCGCGTCGGCGAGGTTGTCGAGGAAGATAACTGGACTACGGAAAAAAACTCCGGGAAGCCCTCCGGTACAGCCTAAACCGGAAGGGCGCTGACGACTTCCTTCTGCAAGTAGCCGAGGAAGAGTCGGACGCGACACCATTCGCGGAAGCTTTGGAATTGCCGGAAGGCGCAGAGCTAACCGATATCGCAGGCGGATATTGGAACGCCTGGCACCGTCTCACCAACGATCGGCAGATGGGAGCCATGGGCGGCGCGTCACGCATCCCATGGTCATCAATCGAGCGATACGCAATCTCCCGCGGTTTCGATGATGAAGTCCTCGCCCGGATGTGCTGGGCGATGGACGACGTGTATCTCGAATGGTTAGCCGAGAAGCAGAAAACACCCGATGCAAACTGACGTGATCCGGCGCATATCGATCCAGGCCGCGCAAATAGGCGTTGCTGAGGCGGCGGAAGCTTTGAAAAAGCTGTCCGCCGCGCAGGATAATGTCGCGAACTCGCAGAGCGGTGCTCAGGCGGCTAACGAAAAATATCAGCGTCAGCTCGATATCTCGAACCGGCAAAGTCAACAGTTCTCAGCGGCGCAACGCACCGTCGCCATGGACCTGGCCTCTGTGAGGGATGTGCTGCTTAGCGTTGCGTCTGGCGTCTACATCGTAAAGAACGCTTACGAAGCCGTCACCGCCGTCAAAGGTGCGGCAGAGTCGGCGATGGGGCGCGCCACCACCGACATGATGAACGGCGCAAGGGAATCGGCTACTTACTTGCCTGGCATCATAGCCGCTGTCTGGCAGCAAGGAATCGACAAGCTCAATCAATACGTCGAACTGAGTCAGAAAGCTGGCGCGTTGGGGACGGATTTTTACCAGACCCTGACGATTGCGGCGACGAACGCCAAAAAGCCTGCGGATGAATATTTAAAGGTTGTCGAAAATATCGGCAAGGCGCTGGAGCGCCAGTTAGGGTCGAATGGCAACCAGAACGGCAGCGCATTCAACAGCCTTGTTGCGGGCCTGCAGAACAACGGCAACCTTCAGGGGCAGCTTTTCAATGTTAGCAGGGTCAATAATTCGGTAACCGGGCCTGAACAGCTAAACGCCGCGTTCAATCTTATCAAGAGCGTCCTGAATGCAGGCGAAACATTGGTCGCGCTTAAGTTGACCGGCACTTTGTTGGGGTCGGAAGCGGCGGCCAACCTTAAGAACGACAACGATTACATTTTCAAGATCGAACAGAGCATCAAGAGCGTCCAAGACAAGGATATCATAAAGCAAGCCGACGTTGATCGCGCTGTCGGCATGAAAGTCGAATTGGACAACGCGAAAAAGGTTATCGACTCCTTTTTTACGTCGAAGAGTGGGTCCTTTTTTGATTTTTCATCCGTCGGCGTTGAAATACAGCAGCTTTGGGTAAACGCAAATTCAAACTTTGCGGCAATTTTGAAGATCGTCGACTCCATCTTTTTTCGGTCAAAAGAGATTGCAGAGATTAAGCCGGACCCGGAAGGCTCGATCTGGACCAAGATCGGCGATTTCCTTAACGACGGGACGCTTCAGAAACTGACGGACGCCACCAGGGCCTATGCAGTCGCCGAATATACACTCGCCAGTAGACTTCAGAACCCGCAGAACGTCGCTAACGCCGGGGTAGAAACTCAACGCGCTGGGGATTTGTTCGGCGATCAGTCGAGGCCTTCCGGCGTTTCAGCGGCAACTAAAGAT